TTTCGTTATCTTTAACCCCATGAATCTAACAGAAATAGCAAAGCATCATAACGAATGGGTGCGCATCGTTAAGCGGTTTGGAGCAAAGACCGAAGCGGAAGACATCGTACAGGATATGTATATTCGTTTTCATAAGTACGGAAAAGGTCAAGTCATAACCAAGTCATTCATTTGGATAATGCTTCGTAACATCTTCTTTGACTATTGCAAGCGAGAAATTTCAATGGTCGACATTGACCTCATGGTTGACCTCTCAGAAGACGAAAACAACAAAACGTACGAAATAGAGTTATACTATCAAAGTGTTGAAGCAGAAATAAAAAATTGGGAGTGGTTCGACCAACAATTATTTTTATTATATTTGCGAAGCGGTAAAAGTATGCGTGAATTAGAAAAGGAAACAAAGATATCTTTGACCTCTATTTTTCACACGATTAAAAAATGTAAACGAAAACTTAAAATATGGCAAAAAGAGTATCTAAAGGACTTGGTGATACAGTAGCAAGAGTCACTAAGTATACAAAGATTGATAAACTTGTTGAATTCGTAGCAGGAGAGGACTGTGGCTGTAAAGAACGACAAGAGAAACTTAACAAAATGTTTCCTTACAAAACACCTGAATGCTTAACCGAAGTAGAACACGAACAACTAACAACGTTACTACCTAACATGAGGGTCAAGGTTAAACCTTCAGAACAATTACAATTTTTAAAGGTTTATAATAGAGTATTTAAAACCAATGAACAACCAACTTCATGCGCGTCTTGTTTAAACGATATGTTACGTAAAATGAAACAAGTATACAACGCTTATGAAAATGGAGGTGCGTTATTAGGATGATTAATTAATTAAAACAAAATTAAATGGACAACCGAAAAAATAACGGTGGACATTCAACCGCAGGAAGGGCAGGACGTAAACCAAAAGACGAAGAGAATAGAATCAGAGATTTAATGATGCCTTATTCATTAGATGCTATTCAATGCCTTGCTAATATAGTGGTTAGTGATAAGTCAAAAGATGCTGATAAAATTAGTGCATCAAAGATTATCATTGAATACTCATATGGTAAACCAAAAGAAAGGATTGAATCTGATGTTAATGTTACAGGAATGAATCTAAAAGATATTATTAGTTTTGGTACTTCTGAATCCGAAATATAAAGCCTTTGCAAATGACAGTAGATATTTCATTGTTACAGGTGGTCGGGGTAGTGGTAAGTCTTACAGCATTAATTTGCTACTCTTACTTCTTACATATGAAAATGGGCATACCATTCTATTTACGAGGTACACTCTTACTTCTGCTCACGTCTCTATTATACCTGAATTTATTGATAAGATTGATATATTAGATAAGCATAAAGACTTTCATATTACCAAAGATGAAATAATAAATCTAAGGACGGGCAGTAAGATATTATTCAAAGGTATAAAGACATCGAGCGGAACTCAAACCGCTAATCTTAAATCATTGGCTGGAGTTACTACATGGGTCCTTGATGAAGCTGAAGAGTTAACCGATGAAGATACATTCGATAAGATTGATTACTCTATAAGACATAAAGAAAAACAAAATAGGGTAATACTTATTCTTAATCCGGCCACAAAAGAACATTTCATTTATCAAAAGTTCTTTGAGAGTAGAGGTGTTGAAGCTGGAGTCAACACGGTTAAAGGCGATACGACATACATTCACACAACGTACCAGGATAATATATCAAACCTATCTGAAAGTTTCTTAAATCAAATTAAAACGATAAAAGAACGTCGTCCAGATAAATATAAACACACTATACTTGGTGGATGGTTAGATAAAGCGGAGGGTGTTATCTTTACCAATTGGAGGATTGGAGCGTACAACAAAGATAATGGTTCGGTATTTGGTCAGGATTACGGATTCAGTACAGACCCATCTACATTAGTTGAAACGTCAATAGATAAGACTAACAAGATAATCTATGTTAGACTTCATATTTATCAAACAGGATTGACTACATCACAATTAGCACAACTAAATAGGCAATTTGCTGGACGTGACCTAATCGTTGCGGACAATGCAGAACCACGTTTGATAAACGAATTAAAGGCGCAAGGTTTAAATATAGTGCCAACAATCAAGGGAGCTGACTCAGTAAAATATGGGATAAGTTTATTACAAGACTATGACTTAATTATTGACGAAAATTCCGTAGATTTGATAAAAGAACTAAATAACTATTGCTGGCTTGAAAAGAAGTCTGAGACTCCGATTGATAAGTTCAATCATGGTTTAGATGCTTTACGCTATGCAGTTAGTTATCAGTTAGCAAACCCAAATAAAGGAAAATATGGAATCAGGTAAAAGTTTAAGACAAATGATTAACGAAAGTGCGGTTAAGGTTGCCGATGCTTTTAAAGAAGAACATGGAGACAATTGGAAGTTCCAATGCGTTGAATCAATCGACAACGAAGTAGCGAAAGCTGAAGCGACGTTGAAATATTGGAAAGGTGTTAAAGCTAAAGTAATGGTGGCAAAATGAAAGTAGATATAACAATTACACATTATAACAATTCATGTGGTGATGGATGTTGTCTTGATTACGGTACAATAACAGAAGTAAATGGAGAGCAAGTAGTAGATAGTCAAGACATTGAAACAATAGTTAGGTGCATTCTTGAAAAGTTAGGTTATGAAGTAGAAATAGAAAGTATTTATGAAGATTGAAATTGAAATACCTTCCAACCTATCCGAAATAAGTTTAGATAGGTATCAGAAGTACATGCTAACACTTAACAATTCCGACGATAAAGAGTTTGTATTTCAAAAGATGATTGAAATCTTTTGTGGCTTAGAATTAAAGGAAGTTGTTAAAATGAAAGCGTCAACCGTTATCGAATTGGTGCAACACTTCAATAAGATATTCAACGAAAAAACTGCGTTCAAACATAGATTCAAATTGAATGGAGTGGAGTTCGGTTTTATTCCTGATCTTGAAGAAATCAGCTGGGGTGAGTACATCGACATTGAAGCTAACATTGGTGACTTTCAAAACATACATAAAGCGCTGTCGGTTATGTATAGGCCGATTGTAAAGGACGTTAAAGGGAAATATGAAATAGAACCTTACAAGGGTGATTTAAGTTATTCAGAGGTTCTTAAATACGCACCGTTAGACGTTGTACTACCTGCCTCGGTTTTTTTTTGGACTTTAGGAATCGAATTAATAAGCAGTACGCTGTCCTCTTTGGAGAAAATGAAGAACAGAACCCATATTCAGAAAATGTTCAATTCTCAAAGCAATGGGGATGGTATAGCTCAATCTATCACGTTGCTCAGGGAGACATTAGAAGATTTGACGAAGTTACAGCGTTGGGACTTCATCAATGCTTAACATTTTTAACGTTCGAACAACAAAAAAGTAGAATTGAAGTTAATCAATTAAAGAAGTCCCATGAAAAACTACTATAACCTATCTACTTTATTACACGATTCAATACTTGCTGACCCTTTAGTTAACCGAGTAACGAAGGGAAGTTTGGATAAGATTACGAATGCTAAACAGGACATGTACCCATTGTGTCATATAATCTTTAACGACGTGGCATTTAGAGGTAATACAACGGTGTATAACATATCTTTGGTTATGATGTCAATAGTAGACATAAGTAAAGATGATGTAACGGATATCTATAAGGGCAATGACAACGAAGACGACGTGTTAAATACAACGTTAAGCATACTTAACAGGATATTTGAGAGGGTTCGACGTGGTGATATTAGTGATTTAGGTTATGAAGTATTGGACGATATAGCAAGTTGTGAGCCATTTGTTGACCGCTTTACCGATGCGGTTGCTGGTTGGACTATGACCTTTGACATATTAGCACCTAATGAGATGAGTATATGTTAGCAGATTTAAGGGAGTCGGGGTTACAAGAGGCGCTTGATAAGTTCAAAGCGTCGGTAATTAAACAGGCACGTACTAACTTAACAAAGGGACGTGCGCCTTTTGGATCGCATAACAACACACGAAAGTTATACAACTCTTTAAAAGGACAAGCGAAGGTTTATGCTAAGGGGTACTCGTTAAGCTTTGAGATGGAAGAGTACGGGTTTTATCAGGACAAAGGGGTAAGAGGTAAACGTTCTAATTCACGCGCGCCAAAATCACCATATAAATTTGGGAGCGGAACGGGAGCAAAGGGCGGATTAACAGAAGGAATACAAAGATGGGTAAAAGCTCGCAAGTTTCAATTCAGACAACGTGACCCCGAAACAAAAAAATCAACAGGTAAATTTTTATCGTACGATGCGACAGCATGGATAATTACACGTTCAATCTACGCTAAAGGGTTAAGACCTACTTTGTTTTTTACCAAGCCTTTTGAGGCAGCGTACAAACGTTTACCACAAGAATTAGTCAACGACTTGAAAATAGATTTAGAAAAGATTTTTAACTATTCAATAAAACAACCTAAATGATAAGAGCAAGGTCACCGTATATTATTAGCATCAACGAAGCAAGCCAAGTTAGTACACGAATAGAATTATTTATTAGTGCTACGACGTTTAGTGCTACACCGCAATATAACCGTAGTAAGGCAATTCCTGCATCGAATGCCCCGACAACTTACTACGACATTGCACCGTATATTAGGGAATATTTTGACCACACGGTATATTCAAATATTACTACGTTAACGACTTCTTATGGTAGTATTCAAAAGCTAAATGTAAGAATAAAGAGATACAAGACCGTTGGGGTTACAGAGTCATTAATAGATACAACTGACTACATTGCAACGGATGGATATAGCGAGTTTTCAAATGGTGTGAATTATAGCGGTGGGAACTACTTATTGGACGAAAAAACATATTACTATCATAGTGGGTCAAATGCTGGATTTATTATGGTTTATTTAGCAGCAAATGACAAAATAAAATGGGTAGATAATGAAGGAACTCCTTATGTTAGTGCATCTTTAATTGGGGGTTGGTATTACGTGCCGCGTTGCTATGATAGTAGGTTTACAGAAGATTGGAGAGTGTATGTTTTAAATAGCTCAAACGTGATTCAAGCACAATGGACATTTAAAGCTATTGAGGAATGTTTGTATACACCCGTTAAGGTTGACTTCATAAATAAACATGGTGCGTTCCAACGTGAATTTTTCTTTAAGGCGTCGAACGATAATATCGAAGTGACTAACAAAGATTATAACTTAATGCAGCCGTACAATTATAGCTTAACAGGTGGACAAAGAACGACGTACAATCAAAACGGTATGCAAACTATAAAGGTAAATAGTGGATGGGTTGAAGAGGACTTTAAAGACAACTTAAAACAATTGATGTTAAGTGAGAAAGTGTTAGTAGACGAAAAGCCTGCAATACTTAAAACAAAGTCGATTGAACTAAACAAGTCGATAAATACGAAACAAATCAATTATGTTTTGGAATTTGAATTTGCGTATGATTTAATTAATAGTATTGTATAATGAGAAAAGTTGACGTATATATTGAAGTGATCGCGGATTCAAATAACTATGAAAAGTTAGAGTTATTTAACGATGAAGAAATACAAATAAATAGTTCGATACAAAACGTACAGGATTTAGCAAAGGTTTACACTGACTTTACGCAGTCGTTTACTATTCCTGCATCACCGCACAATAACAGGCTATTCGAACACTTTTATCAATCAGATGTAAACGCAAACGACAACCCTAATATAAGGAGAAACGCATTTATCGAGATAGGCACTATTCCATTTCGTAGTGGTAAGATATCAATCGAGAGTTCAAACGTTGTTAAGGGTAGAGTTGAAAGTTATTCAATAACTTTTTACGGCGATTTAACGAGCCTTAAGGATAAGTTTGGAGATGATACATTGAAGGATTTAAACCTTAGTAGCTATGGTCATACTTATAATGGTTCAGAAGTAAGAACACGATTGACATCTGCAACAAGTTATGATATTCGTTACCCGTTGATTTCATCAAGTAGACTTTGGAGTTATGGTGATGGTTCAAATACGGATATAAGCAATACAAATTACCCTATTGTTTACGATGAATTATTTCCATCTTTACGTGTAAAGAAAATATTTGAAACAATACAAACAAAATACGGTGTAACATTTAACTCGAATTTCTTTAATCAAAAATTATTTACAGAATTATTTTTATTACTTAAAAACAAAAAGTCATTTAAAGAAGTCTTTTCAGTTGAATTAGATTTCATTAGCGGTACTATGGCAAGTGCTACGGCTACTTATAGTTTAGCCAATAACACAATGGTTAAGAAGAATGGACAGTTCACTATTAAAATAACTCATTCAACAGTTGAAAGGTATTTTTTAGATGTTTATTTGGATGGTAAATTTGTAAATACATTTGCTGCATACACATCAGTGGGCACTGGAGGTGTTCCTGACCAATTTCCATTGGCTAATAGTACAGGAAATTATACATTTAGATTACGTTCAAACGTTCCGTTAACAAGCGCATCCCCTTTGATTGTAGTTTTAGGAGGTGGTAATATTTCAACAAACACATATATTACATGTGCAAACGTTACAACTACAAACTTTTTAAATCCAACTGACCATGTTCCAGACATTAAAATAGTTGATTTTTTAAGTGGAATATTTAAAATGTTTAATCTAACATGTTACGCTACATCAGTAGACAACTTCCAAGTTGAGCCTTTAGATGATTGGTACACGAGAGGGGCGGTTATAGATGTTACTGAATATATAGATACGAACGAAATAACAATCGAACGACACAAGCTTTACAAAGAAATATCTTTTGACTACGAAAAGTCAGAGAGTTTTATAAATAAAGAATATGACTCAAGATTTGCACGTGAATTTGGAAGCTACAAAGATTCAAACGCTAACTACGATGGCGGAGAGTATAAAATAGATGTCCCATTTGAAAACATATCGTTTACAAAAGAAGATACAACAAACGCTTTAGAGCCTCCAAGGGCTTTTATATTAGATACAATAAACTCAGTTGAAAGCTACGATAACAAGCCTATACTTTTGTATTTAGATGCTTTAAAAACGGGTGTTGCTTTTTGGTTTAGTACTGGTGACACGGTAACACAAAGGACTCAATATATGCCTTTGACAAATCAGTTGAACTATAATAACGCTTTGTATTCTAATCATTTCTCAGTAGAGGGTAGTGCGTTTAATGGAACATCAATAAACAACTCATTGTATTTAAATTATTACGATAGCTATTTAAAAAACCTATACAACCAAAAAAACAGACTAACCAATGTTAAAGCATTATTCCCTATATCATTGCTTACAAGCTTAAAGCTAAATGATAGGTTAATTATACGTGACAAACGTTATGTTATTAACGAGATGAAGGTTAACCTAACAACGGGAGATGTTGATTTAGCTTTGATTAATGATTTTAGAGCAATTGTCAATATTAATTTACCTATTCAACCTGCTGCTGGTGGGATAGTGCAATATCCTTTGTTTTTTGAAAACGGAAAAGAATCTGCTAATATTTCAACAATTATAGGAGGTGATTTTACAACGTATACGCAAGAACAATTGCTATCTTTTGAGCTTAACGAAAATACAACAGGCG